CTGCAATTGAGGGACCGAATCCTTCTCCGCATACCTACTCCACTCCCGCCTCAGAATAGAGTTCGCCTCACCCGTCGGATTCTGCTGATACTGCGCGTTCCATTTACTAGGAGGAATCGACGCACGGACCGCGGTTAGATCATCAAGGCTCCAGAACTCAGGCCAACAAGGTGAGCCATCTTCAAAGATCGCCGGTAACTCCACAACTTCCCACTGGTCCGCTAACTCATCTTTTGCCATCGCACGCATCAACTGTCCCGTCATGTCCTTCTCGGACCACCGGGTCTGTACCAAAACAATACTGCCGCCCGGCTGTAGTCTCTGTCGGGGGCCCCCAGTATACCAGTCCCACGCATCATCAAAACCCGTGTTCGACATCGCCGTCTGTTCCGAGTGTGGATCATCTATAATCACCAAGTCTCCACCACGACCCGCTAAGTTCGAACCCACACCAACCGCATAATACATACCGCCCGATGTCGTGTCCCAACGACCGGATGCTTTACTATCCGCCGATAAATTCACAGTCGGAAAGATATCCTTGTACTCATCACTATCAATAAGGTTCTTGGTCTTACGTCCAAAGTTCACGGCTAACTCTGTAGTATGCGTCGCCTGAATAATCTTCATCTTCGGATTACGGCCCATCATCCACGCCGGAAACAAAAAGCTTGCAAACTCCGACTTGGTGTGTCTTGGCGCCATATTAATAATCAAACGCTTCAGCTCGCCCTTGGCCACACGCTCTAACTTCTCGGCAATAATCTTATGGTGCCGACCCGCAATAAAATCCGGCCACATATTTTTTACAAAAATTAAAAAGTCCTCCTGACACCTTTCGTTCTTTTCTAATTGTGCCAGTCTAAGTTTAAGCTTGGCCTCCTGCTCTGAAACATCCATCAGGGGGCCCCTACAATCTTAAAAAACATATCGTCCCAACGAAACGGCTGCATACAATGAAACTCCGGCTTCTTATCTTTCAACCCGTCCATCTTTAAATCTACCGCATCCTCGGCCTTAAACAAAAATAATTCAGCACGCTCCGACGGCTTCTTCTGCTTCTTAATCAATATCCAACAAGAGGCGTGTTTGTGTTTCGTGAGCCACGATACCTGTGACGGGCGCAGATCTACTTTGTCCGTCGTCGTAAACTTGAGCTCAACAAAATGAAAACAACCATGGGTATCACAGAGGAGGACGTCTGGGATTCCGGCTCCGACCCAGTTTTCAATTCGCGTTAGCGACAGCTTTCGACTTACTCTTTGCGCCGCTTCCTTCACTTGTTTGTAAAAGCCGCTCTCCTTCTTCACGGCTATCGTTATCCTCTTCTGGGGTGATGTCGATTGTGACTGGGGCATAACTCTCCTTTATCTCCTTCAATGCTTTCATAACTTCTTCCTTAGACATACTGTCTATGCTCCCGTGTCTTATCTCTGATTTATTAACATATATATCGCCCTGCGCCTGACCGCGTCGATACTCCGCCTGCACAGCCGCCGAATAGGCGCCGTTCTGTAATGCCTCGTCCCGAATACGTTGCAAGTCCCTCACGTGTCGCGAAAAGGTAATACTATACTTTTCATCCAGAGCCCGACGATATTCTTTAATCGCATGAACAACGTGCGGCGATATATTAGGGTTCGTCAACTCATAGGCGCGTGTGTGCGCACTCGTTGCACTGTACCCGGCATTCTCTGCTGCTTCGCGTAACGTGACCTGCCCATCGCGGCTAACAAGCTCGCGGACAAACAGTTCTTGCTTTCGTGTCAAAGGGGTTTTTATGGTGGCGGGTTTTCGACCACGTGTCTCGTAACGTATCCCCGCTTTGCCTAGTTTTCGCTTCCTCATTCTCGGACCTCGGTTGATGGTTAATAAACAGCCTTAATATGCACGTTTTTTAGGCAGTTAACAAGAACCTTTTTTCTGCACAATAAATAGGCATTGTTTCACGTGAAACATTCATATCATTTTTTACATGATTATTTGTGAAAAACATGGCCCATGCACTAGTGCCGACAGCCCGCGGGCGCGGTTTCTGGAGCGATTTTTTTGGTTCTCGGTCCCCGCAACTTGACCCGATATCAGAAGGGACCCGAACAAAAATAAAGATACTCGGCACGGGGTACGCGGTGCGCGGATCGCGGTCCAGTTCCCGCGGATCTCGGCGGGCGGATCTCGGACGGCTGGCAGGGGATCGGAACGGGGCGGGAGCTGTGCGGCGGCTGTTGGTAGGTTTCAGAAAAACCGCGGACGGCGGGCCGTGGCGGGTTTAACTCTAAAATAGAGGACAAAAAAAAGCCCGCGGTTAGCGGGCTTTGTGGGAGCTGTTGCGGGGCTTAGAAAGTAAAATCAGTAAAAACTTTTTTACTGGCCTTAATAAACCTTTCGGCGTTTACGTCTTCGAATTTAGATATTGAAAACGTTTTGTCTTCGCGGTTGTAGTGATTAATAAACCATACAGTATTTGAATTTTCAGAAAGCTTGAAATATTCAATTTTGTTTTTGTTTACTTCTCGTAGTTCCATTTTTTTTCCTTATAGTTATGAGCGGGCCGAATTGCCCGCTGTAGCCAGTATAAGACAATATGAGATATATTTGCAAGCCCCATAAAAAAAGCCCGCGTAAACGGGCTTAATTTGGGCGCTGTGGGGCGGGCTTATTGCTTGCCAATATCCCCCGCAATGTGGTGGCGTAAAATTCTACGGGGCGGAATAGTTTTGACAAATTCCCGCAATATTTCCGCGTCGGTTTTGTCTTGCTGTTTTCGGGCTAATCGTTCCCAATGTATATTTACGTTTCCGCCGTTGGCATAACACCCGCCCCGCTCACCGCGGTTTATTTTGTTTTTAGATCCCCCGTGAGCTGTAAAACCAATAATAAAATTTCTATCGGATCGGGCGCACAGCGGACCAGAAACACCGCCACAATTAACGCAACTTATTGCGGGGTTGTATTCTTCAGGACAGCGGACAACCCGCACCCCGTCCCGCTCAATAGATTTAGATCCGCCCCAAAAATTTTGTGCAACTGTTAAAACTGTGGGGATCGCGCATTCTTTAAAGAAATATAAAACGTCTTTCCAAATATCCGCGCTGTAATTGATTGTTGCGTATTTATGGCGGGGCAATAAATCTTTAAACCATAATATCGGGTTGAAATGCGAAAACGTAAAAGCAAAACCGCCCGCGGGGACGCTGTTATATATTGCGTCGAGATATTCATAATCTATTGATTTCATTCCGCACCCGCGCCCGCTTGGATTAAGTTTACAATCGGCGGGGCAAGTTCCGAATTTGTCATTTACTCCCGCCCGATAAGTGACGGCCAAACCCTTTGTTTTCTTTCCAGTAGAAAATTCATTTACTAATAAAACCATTTTTTAAAACTCCGTAGTTATAAGATTTATCCCATATATACATAAAAAAAGGGCGGATGTAAACACCCGCCCCGAATAAATTAAATTTTGAACGTTTTAAACTACGGCTAACTCTTGGAAACTTTCCGAAGCTTCCACCCGTGAAACCTCCCGCTCCCGATCAATTAAAGTTCTCTCGACGTTGTCGCGGTTGTCAGAATTTTTAACTTTAAATCTTTCGGAATTGTGAGAGCTGTAATAAGTCAGGGCGGAATATAAAGCCCATACAGTTGTCCCCCTATCGCTAAACTCTTTGTCTAATTGTTCCATCATGGCGCGGGCTTTTCGACTCTGTATTTCTCCCACAACCATGCCTTTTTTTTCAGCTCTGGCTATCTCACTTTCTGAAGCGGGGTAATTTGCATCAAGAACGGCTTGCGCCTGTTCGGGTGTTATCTCCCTATTTGCCCACTGCTCCCAAACTTTAACTTTAGTTTCATAAAAGGCTATTTGCTCGGTTAACCACGGCTTTATATATTCAGGCTTAAAACCCGCTGTATGTCCCCAGTTCTGCGCCCCTAATTCCTTTTGACTAGTCATGCCATTAGTACAAACAAGGTCAAGCGCTCCCGCCTGAACCCTAATAGCTGTTTGTCCGCCAAAAGAGTTTACAACCCGCACCATAAAATTTAACTGGGTTGCGCTTCCTGATAACTGGCGGATCTCATGCCCTAACCCGTCAAAGTGATAGCCGAACCTAGCAACCGATCCCCCGTCGGCGGTGCTCTCAATTAACTTTACATTATTCATTGCGCCTTTTGGGAGCGTATCTTCAAGCGCTTCCTGAACAGGAACAATAAGATCTTCATTATTACAAATAGCATAGCGCTTTTTCATAATGCCTAAGATATCGTTGTTATCGGTCCTGACTATTGCCCGTCCCATTTCTGGTTCAATCGGAAACGGCTGATTAGGTATCCCGTCCTTAGTAATGTTATAAAACATCGGGCGAAAATCGGCATTATAAGAACATTTATCCAAAGGCGGGAAGCCCTCGAAAGTTTCGTTTTGCTCTGCTTTGGCAGAAGCATTACTCAAAAGATTATTTACAATATCATTCATAGTTTTTTCCTTATCGTAGTTAAAAATAAAACGGGGCGAGAATACCCCGCCCCTACAGTTATATGAGATTATATAGGATAGGTCAAGAAACTTCTAAAGTGTTCTTCTCCTCAGCGATCAACTCTTCAAGCTTATCCATATCACGATCATTAAGAGCGTCCCTGACCGCTTGTTTCTCAAGAAAGTTTTTAAACTGTTCTCGGCTCATGTCCGCCCCGATACTGCACTTGTTACAGAAGTCTTGAATAAACATCTGTGTCAGCGGATCGTGTAAAGGCTGTTCGCTAAATTCAAACCCTTTCTTAATATTTTTTTTACTTAGATCGTCAACAAACTTTTCCGCGTCCGATCTAAGATTAAAAACTTGGGTTGCAATGTTATCTCCCACTACCTCCCAAACACCTACTCCATTTTCGCAAGGTACGATTTTAT